CCCCTTCCTAGGGCATCCTAGGCGGTTTCCCGATGGGGCTTGACGGCGGGGTGTGGGGAGGGCATACCTTTGCCTATCCCGCACAACATGAGCTCATCCTCCGATCCCAACGCCGACCTCTACGCTTTCATCTTCAACATGATTGAAAGCCAGCCGCACTTCCGTGTCGGCGCTCGCAAGCCTGCCGCCGCCCCTCTCTCCCCGGCCATGCTGGCCAAGCCCTACAAGGGCATCCTCCCCGAGTCCTACGCGGTCGAGCCGAAGATTGACGGCGTCCGCGTGATCGTGGAAGTCTGCCGCCAGACGCTGGCCGTGGCGTTCAAGACGCGCAACGGCAACCCGCTCAACTCCCTTGCCCACCTTGGCGAGTGGTTCAGCGAGACTGCCAGCAAGCACGGCGTGTTCACCTTCGACTGCGAGGCCATCAGCGGTCAGGACTTCTACGACTCCGTCGGTGCTGTCCGCTCCAACGACCCCGCCGAAGGTGCGTTCCTCTGGCTGCTCGACCTGCCCGATGACGTCGGCACTTACCGCGACCGCCGTTCCCTGATGGCCAAGTTCACCTACGACAAGCGCGTCAATCTGGTCGAGTCCTTCGTCGGCATCAGCCCTAACGATGCGTTTCGCCGCTTCGTCTCGCAGGGCTTCGAGGGTGCGATGGTCAAGGACCTCGACGCTCCCTACTCGCAGGGCAAACGCTCCAACGCCTGGTTGAAGGTCAAGGCCGTGGACGCCGAGGACTGCCCGGTAGTCTCCGTGCATGAAGGCACTGGCCGTCTGGCTGGCACGATGGGCCACGTGGTCGTCGAGAACAACGGTCGCCTCGTCCGCGTCGGCGGCGGTTTCACCGACGAACAGCGCGCCACGATCTGGGCGAACCGCGACACCGTCATCGGTTCCTACCTTGAGGTCACCTTCCAGAGCAAGACGCCCGATGGCTCCCTCCGTCACCCCCGCATCCGAGGCGACAAGTAATTCCCCCGCACATGAATAACAAAGAATACCACGCCAGCCCGGCGGTCTCGAACTCGAAGCTCTCCCGCTTCCTCGAGTCCCCGCGTCTGATAAACACGCCCCGCAAGAAGACCCCTTCCCTCCGCTGGGGTTCGCTTGTCCATACCATCATCCTCGAGCCTCAGCTCATCGGCGAAGAATGGGCCGTGATGCCCGAGGGCCTCGACAAGGGCAAAGGCGCCAAGGCCCGCGAGGAAGAGTTCCTCCTGGCTAACGAGGGCAAGGAGATCGTGAGCCACGATGAGTTTACCCAACTGAGCGCCATCGCCGAAGCCGTCCAGCAGGATGACGAAGCCGCCGCCCTTCTCTCCGGCGAAGGAGTCAATGAGTCTTCCTACTTCTGGAAGGACTCCATCACCGGCATCGATATGCGCTGCCGACCTGACCGCTACCGCGACGACGGCCTGCTCGTAGATGTGAAAACGACAACCTCCATAGAGCATTATGCCTACCGCCGAGCAGTCTGGGAGTATGGATACGACAGGCAGTCTGCCATTTATATCGACGGCATCGAGGCCGTGACCAGCCGCCGCCCCCGTGGCTTTGCCTTCATCGCCATCGAGGGCAAGGACGCCCCCGAAATCTTCGTCCAGGTATTCGTGATGACCGAGGCCGATATCGAAATCGGCCGCAAGCGTTACCGCGCTGGCCTCGACCTGATGGATCGCTACATCAAGACCCACGGCGCCGACCCCATCGCATGGCCCAAGAAGACCGGCCCGGGCGTCATCGAGGTGGACCTGTCCAAGTTCAACGTCTGAAGCCATGTCCTGCGCTTACTTCCTCAAATACAAAACCGCCGGGGGATGGGATGCCTTCTTCAACCCCGAGTCCATTTCCCACATCTACCCGAAGTGCGGGTTTACCATCGTCACAATGACCAACGGCTACGAGTTCACCTTCGACAGCACCGTTGAAGATTTCCTCGAACGCATCCGCAAGGATATCGCCGAGGCCACCCGCACCCTCTGACCCTTTCCCACATGAGCAACACACCCGCACTCCCCCCGAAGAACACCATCGAACTCGTCCGCTCTGCCGGACTGCAGGAGCAGGTCGCCAAGGCCCTCCCGAACGCCGACGACGCCAGCCGCTTCATGCGCTGCGTCATCACCGCCTGCAACAAGAACCCCAAACTGTGGGACTGCACCCCCGCCAGCGTGGCCTCCGTGGTCCTGCAGGCCGCCCAGTGGGGTCTGATGCCTGACGGCCACCACGCCCACCTCATCCCCTACGGCAACGACGCCACCCTGCAGTTCGACTACAAGGGCATCCTTGCGCTGGTCATGCGATCGGGCGAAGTCGCCCACATCCACGCCGACATCGTCTGCAACGCCGACAAGTATCGGTTCAACCTGGGCAAGGTCGAAGAGCACGTCGTGGACCTGTCCAAGGACCGGGGCGAAGCCTACGCGGTCTACGCCATGGTCCGCTTCAAGGACGGAGAGACCGCCGCGATCCAGATGAGCAAGGCCGAGGTCGAGGCCATCCGTAAGGCCAGCCGATCCGGCTCGTCCGGACCGTGGGCAACCTACCCCATGGAGATGTGGAAAAAGACCGCGTTTAAGCGCCTCGCCAAGTGGCTCCCCCGCCTGCCGCGTGACGTGCAGGAGGCCATCCGCAAGGACAACGAGGCCGAGTATGGCCAGCGCACGGTCGAAGGCCAGCCGGTCCAGCCCGCTGCCGAAGCCGTGAAGGACCTGGTCAAGAAGGCCAAGGCCACCGAGCCCGAGGCCGCCCCCGCCGGCGACGAACCCATCGACATTTAGGCTGACGCAGGAGTGCCGTGTAGCCGGCCCTGCCCTCGAAAGGGGGCGGGGCTTATTGTTTGCTTAGGTGCAGATGCTGGGAGACAACATCCACCCATGGGAAAGAAACCCAAGGTCCCGAAGGTCATCGTCCGACCCCTGCCCGGGGACATCGCAGGGCTCGCTTGCAAGAAGGACAACACCATCGAGCTCGACCCGAACATCATCACGGAGCGCGAACGCCTGCGCGTGACCGTGCATGAGGCCCTCCACCTCGGAGACTGGAAAGCCCCCGAGAAGAAGGTGGACCGCATCTCGCGCAAGATCGCGGACGTGCTCTGGTCCCAAGGCTACCGCAGAACTTCCCTATGAAACACATACTGGTCCCCATCGCAGGATTCGCCCGGGCAGGCAAAGATTCCCTGGCCGACTCCATCTTCGAGCTGCTCGAACAGGACGAGCCCGAGTATTCCTGCATCGTCCTGAAGTTCGCCGACGCGCTGAAGGAGTCCCTCCAGATTTCCCTAGACGAAGCGGGCGTGAATATCGACGCCTTCACCGAGGACACCGCCAAGAAGGCCGCGCTCCGTCCGCTCCTGGTTGCCTACGGGGAATACTGCCGCACGCAGAACCCGAACGTCTGGGTGGACAAGGTCATCGAGCACATCAACAACTGGGCCGACATCACCTGCAAGGACTCAGGCTCCGAGCACTCCGTCATCCTCGTGCCGGATATGCGCTACGAGAACGAGTATCTGAAACTCGAGGCCCTCTGCGTCAAACGCGGCTGGGCCTTCGTCCCGATCTACATCGAACGCCAGGGCAACCTGCCCGCCAACAACGCCGAGGCCGAGTCCATCGGGCTGATGGCGGCGCACGACTGCTTCCGCAGGGGCAACGCCCTGCAGGTGTGCTTCCCGGATAACTCCGTCGAGGCCATCCGTCAGTGGGCCCGTAAGTTTACCCAGTCAATGAGCCTATACCGATGAACATCACCCGGAAGTGGAAGCGGTTCGCGGCGGTGTCCTGCTCTCATGGGCATCACATCGACCCGGTGGCGCGGGAGTCTGTCCTCAAGTTCATGGGCGACTTCTGCAAAGGCCCAGGAGCGAAGCGCATCCACCTCGGGGACTTCGTAGACGTCGAGGCCCTGATGGGTGGCGGCGCCGGCCATGGCGAAGCCCTTGCGCCTGACATCGCCGGGGGCGTCCGCTTCCTTGAGGACGGCGAGTTCAACGTGGTCATCAACGGAAACCACGAGGACCGCATCTGGCGGCTGACCCGTTCCAAGAACGAGGTCGTGGCCGAGCTGAGCCAATACCTGAAGCACGACATCGAGCAGACCGTCCAGAAACTGAAGGCCGACCACGTCCCCTACACCGGGGTCTTCCAGAAGTATATGCTCGGCACGGGCCTGTTCACGCACGGCACGATTTACAACGAGTCAGCGCCTCGGGACATGGCGGAAATGTATGTCGAAGCGGACGCGGTCTTCTTCGGCCATACCCATTCCCCTGGCATAGCCCTAGCCCGTAACTCCCGCCGCACGATCGGCATCAACGTCGGCACGCTCAAGCTGCGGGGCTCAAGCGACTACGCCAAGGGGCGTCGCAAGACCCTGTCCTGGGGGCAGGCCATCGCCTATG